ATACATGATGAAATGCAGGACGAGAGAGGGTTACTAGTTCGTTAAATTGACATTTAGAGGAGCAAAGAGGGAGGGGATAAAATGACAAGGAGGTATCTGACGAAACGTTATGTAAATTATAAAGACGACCGGGTATATGCAATTTTTTACAAGGCGACGCACACGATTTATTATAATCTGCTTTGTAATCCAAAATCCCGAGTAATAGTCTTTAAACTGCGATAGGAGGGGTTGCAACGAGTAAATCAGATTACATAAAAGTGGCAGAGCAGCGCCGCCGTCGGGCATCCGTCCAGGACTACATCCTGAAGGGGCCGCGGCCGGAGACCTGGTCGGCGGTGATGCCGGCGTATTGTTACACAGTGCTGTGTCCGGTTCCCGGGTTGCGGGTCAAGCCAGAAAGGAGAAGCCGATGAAGCGTAACAGAGATAAAATAGAACTTGCACGGATGGGGGCCATCTTTTCCAAAGATGTAGATAAGTGCAGGAACCGGGTTAAAATAGGTGATGCGTTTACTGTAGCAGACCCAGCATGGAAAAATGAGCAGGGAAACGGAGTAAGGCCAATGATGCGTGGCCGAGTGACAGCAAAGTATCCCCATCTGGTGACACTGAACTGCGGGACATCCATTACATACGTGCAGATCCTAATGATGCAACGGAACGGTCGGAAATATATTGATTAATGGGGGTGGTGCCAGTGGGAATTAAGATAACCAGGAAGCTGCTGGATGATTACCGGCGCCTAAAGCGGGAGATTCCTCTCCTGGAGCTGGAGCTGGTCGAGATGCTGCAGGGGGATAACGGTTTCGACAACAGCACAATCTTTGATTACCGGACCGGAGAGGCGATACCCCAGAGCGTTGTGGGATTTGACTGGAAGCTGCGAGGGCATCGCGAGAAGGTATTGGATGGGAAAAAGGATAAGGTCAAAGCGGTTGAAAAATGGATTGAGGCCATAGAGGACGGGCAAACACGATGTGTATTTAAGATGTTTTACATTAATGGGATGACATGGGACAGGATTGCGGCAAAGACCGGATATAGCAACAGTCCAGATTATCCGCGGCTCCATATTAGAGATGACTATTTAAAAAAGTGCCAAATTAAGTAAAAGGTCGTTTAAGTCGGAAAGGTCGTTGTAGAATACAATAGAAGCCAAAGGCCTTAAAGCCAGCGGCTCCCCTCCCCTTTTCGGTCGCCAGTGTGTAACAGATTCCGTTATAAATATAGAAAGGTGGTGCATCGAATGGGTAAACATGAAAATCTGATAGGTAAAAGATTTGGCTTGCTTACGGTTGTCAATAAGTCGGATAGTAAAAATGGATGTGCTATTTGGGAATGTCGTTGCGATTGTGGAAATACGACAAAGGCTAGAACCTCCGTGTTGTTAAGTGGACACAAGCAATTCTGCGAAAGATGCCAAAGCAAATTACGGGGAACAACTTGGAAATCTGATAATAGAATTTATAAGGCTTGGAGGCATATGTTGCAAAGATGCGAGAACGCCAATGATAAATTCTTTGCTTGTTACGGTGGCAGAGGTATCAAAGTATGTACGGAATGGCATAACTACGAAGCCTTTTTGGAATGGTCCTTGAATAATGGATATGCCGAGAATTTGACCATAGATCGAATTAATGTTAATGGTGATTACTCGCCAGATAATTGCAGATGGGCAACCCAGAAAGAACAGCAAAATAATAAAACGAATAACTGCCTACTTACACTAAATGGAGTAACTAAAACAAAACGACAATGGTCGGAAGAAACCGGAATTGGTTACACAACGATATGCAAGAGATTGTTGTTGGGCTGGACGGTTGAGCGGGCATTAACGGAGCCTGTAAAATAGTTGCCAGCCGCGGAGTGAGCTGGTACATACCGGGGACGACCCGGTATTGTGTGGAGCATACCATCAACGGGAGATGGACAGGGGCACCCTGGGTTCCGGTTCGATTCCGGATGCGCCGCTTGTATCTGTTTTTTTCTCCCCAAGACATTTTCAGATACGGATTAGGCACTTGGCTTATGGCTGAGTGCCTTTTCTATTCCTTTTTGGTATTTGAACAAATCGAACGAATGTTCTATACTGATTATACAAAACAGGTGACAATAATTGGGAAGAATTTCCAGATAGGATGTGGTATAATGTAAATAAATGTCGCTGGGAGGCCATAAAATGAAAAATAATGTATCTGTTGCAAACTTTAATGTTACTTTTGGAAAAAAAGATGAACCAATGCTGACTTATTTTAATACAATAATATACCCAGCATTTAAAAGCGGTTTGAAAAGAGAATACAAATTTCCATTAGGAACAGAAGGCTATGATAAATATTACTTTTTAGATGTAGATCTAGTCAAAAACAGCGAAAGAGATTATGTATTGACAGGAAAAATAGTAAAGGAAACAATTTTAGAAGTAAAATCTATAGTTGTGGGCGAGCAATTAGTTCAGAAAAACGACAAGTATCCAAGTGCACCATATTCTGTATTCTATATTTATTTAAGAAATCACAGAATGGTACTTATAAAAAATCAAAAAGGTAGTCCAGATATAAAATCTTTTGGGGTAACGGCTAGGTACATTTTAGATCGATATATTAGAGAGACCAATAAGCAACTTAAGAAATCTGAGGCTGAGAATGTCGAGTTACTACCATTTTGTAGAGTGAATGTGGTTGGAATTCCTATGCGAGAAGACTTAGAGGATGCCCTTAAAAAAGTACGTAAAATGGCAAAGCTTAAATTGAGAATGTATCCTTTAAATGGTGATATTGATTTGAATGGGGTCATTGATTGGATTTCAAATGATTTAAGAGAATTAGTTGATAGCAAGACAGGAAGTATTTCATTGAATTCTCCTGGCTCTAAAAAAGGGGTAGTGGATTTAATAGATGCATCACAAGGTGTATTTGAGGCAACAATAGATGTAGAATATGAAGACAAATCAACAGAAAAAATCTCTAACAATACTTTTTCAGGAAAAACAACATGGTCTTTAACCGAAGATGAGATGAATGATGAAAAGATAGTTTTACCAAAAATGATTAGTTTAGAGAGTATTAAGCTTGTGAGCCCAAGCAATAATAAAATATATGAGAAAAATATAAAAAAAATCGAACAATATATTAAGAAATGATAGGAGGGGAGACAATGGCTAGCAAAGAAGAAGTTGAAGCTATATTAAGATTGTTTGAAATGAAGTCATCAAGTCAGGCATTTAAGGCTACCTTTGTAGAGTTGTTTCCCAAAAAGAAGCTAGAGTCCCATCATTTCGTCATAATCTTTGTATCGCTGCTGTTAGGTATATTGTTGAAATACAGTAGCACAACATTTATTACATTTATTGATGTTGTTGAATTGGTCAATTCTATGGTTGTAGCTTTATTTGGCATTGTTTTTACTGGATACGCGTTATTTCAGGCGTTAATAGATAAAGACATGCTGAAAAGAATGTTAAAGGTCAAAGAAGGAAAAACAAATATACAAATTAGCAATGATTATTTTTTAAATGTTATGATTCTAGATATTTTCTGTGTAATATTAAATATTGGACTTTTATTACTACTAAAGGTTTTTCCGGTAGAATTATTAAATTATGTTGACGCAATCTTTATATCAGTTGTGGCTATTGTATTTTTTACCTTTTATTTTAGCATTCAAGCTTTGGCTATTTGGGAAATGAAGAGTTTTGTATTCAATATCTATCAATTTTTCAATATAAATGCGGGTACTAAAGCGGTAGAAATATTGAAAGAAAATAAAGACAAGGATAATCAAGCGTAAGTTATAAAGTAGGAGCCACCCACCCGTGGCTCTTTTTCTATACCCAAAAACAAACACGATTGAGAGGTGGTGAGGCTTGGCAAGAGCGCCAGATGCCAGAGCAGAGCAGGCAAAAGAACTGTTCTTGTCGGGCAAAAAACTAATCGAGATTTCCGAAGCCCTGGGAGTTCCGGAGGGGACGGTCCGAAGCTGGAAGAATAGATATGGCTGGGAAGGCAACGCAAATGCAACGTTGCGAAAGCCAAAATGCAACGTTGCGAAACGAAAAGGTGGACAGCCCGGCAACAAGAATGCCATCGGGAACCGGGGCGGCGCCGCACCAGAGAATAATAAGAATGCAGTTACAACGGGAGAGTTTGAAACTCTCCTTTTTGATTGCCTGGAACCGGATGAACTGCAATTGGTTGCCGCAGTGCCAACGGACAAGGAACGACTCCTCCTGCAGGAGATCCAGTTGCTGACAGTCCGGGAGCGCCGGATGCTGAAACGAATTGAAGATTTGCGGGATTGCGATTTCACGACAGTTAAAAAGAAAAAGGGAACAGAAAAAGATAAATGGACAGATTTAAAAGAGGATCAGGCAGTCCTGGGGCAGATCCAGTCCATTGAAGATGCATTGACCCGTGTCCAGGGCCGAAAGCAACGAGCAATTGAGTCCCTACATAAATTTGGTTTTGATGATGCACGCCTGGAAATTGAACTTATGAAGGTGGAACTGGCAACTCTGAAAATTGGAGGCCAGGAAGCAGAGCAGGAAGATGATGGGTTCCTGGCAGCACTGAATACAGAAGCCGAAAGTCTGTGGGAGGCAGGAGCCGATGACAATTAAAGAGCATATTGCCAGTATGAAGGAGAAACTGGCTCGGCTGAAAGAAAAGCGGGGAATTCTCACAAAAGTACAGACTTTCAAGTTCCAGCCATTTTCACAGAGACAGAAACAGATTCTTACCTGGTGGCTGCCTGACAGCCCGGTGAAGGATTATGACGGTATTATCGCCGATGGCGCTATCCGGTCGGGTAAAACCGTCTGCATGTCCCTGTCCTTTATATTCTGGGCGATGGGCACATATAACGGTCAGAACTTTGCCATGTGCGGCAAGACTATTGGCTCGTTCCGGCGTAACGTCCTCTTCTGGTTGAAATTAATGCTTCGGAGCCGCGGGTACCGGGTATCAGATCATCGGGCTGACAATCTGGTGGAAATCAGCCGCGGCCAGATAACGAACTACTTTTATATCTTTGGTGGCAAGGATGAGCGCAGCCAGGACCTGATTCAGGGTATCACACTGGCCGGTCTCTTCTGCGATGAGGTGGCCCTGATGCCGGAGTCCTTTGTCAACCAGGCAACCGGCCGGTGCTCGGTTACTGGTTCGAAGTACTGGTTTAACTGCAATCCGGACGGCCCATATCACTGGTTCAAGGTCAACTGGATTGATAAGGCCATCGGTTATCTTGGTAAGGAAAAAGTGGCAAAAATCCGGGAGGACGCAGCTAAGACAGGGGCTGATCCGGCGCTCAAGAAACTGCTGTATGTCCATTTTACGATGGACGATAACCTGAGCTTGTCAGAGGAGATTAAGGCCAGGTACCGAAGTATGTATACCGGGGTATTTTTCAAGCGGTATATCATGGGCCTGTGGGCAATGGCCGAGGGCATTATCTATGATATGTTCGACCCTGCTCGAAATGTAACGGACACAGAAGCGCTGGCGGTGTCCTATAAGGCAAAGACAGGACATGATTTCTGGACAGATGAGCGGTACGTCAGCTGCGATTACGGAACTCAGAACCCTACGGCCTTCTTGCTGTGGAATAAAGCTGTCGATAAGAAATGGTACTGCCGGCGGGAATATTATTACTCAGGCCGCGACAAGGGGAGGCAGAAGACGGATAAGGAGTTCTCCGATGACCTGACAGCCTGGCTTGACGGTATTGCAATTAAGGCGGTTATTCTGGATCCGGCGGCAGCCAGCTTCAAGGCCCAGCTGGAGAAAGATGGATACAAAGTAAAAAAAGCAAAAAATGATGTTTTAGACGGAATCCGGTTTGTGGCCACGTTGCTGCTCCAGGGTTCCATTTTTATTGATTCCTCCTGTGACAACCTGATTAAGGAATTTTCCTCCTATATCTGGGATGCGAAGGCGGGGGAGCGCGGCGAGGATAAACCAGTAAAGGAACACGACCATGCGCTGGATGCGCTGCGTTATTTCTGCATGACTGTTATCAAGATGCGGGTCGGCATGAGGATTATGAGATGAGGTGAAGTAAAATGGAATTAGATACGATGAAAAATCTAATCAAGAAATATATGCCAGGGCATAGTCGTTTTCTTGTGCGGGTGGAGACAGCAGAACGGTACTACCGGAACAAGACAGATATCCTGCTGAAACCGCCAAAAGAAAAGAATCAGGAAGAAAACCCATTGCGAAATGCGGACAACAGAATCCCGTTTAACTTCCACGGACTCTTAGTTAATCAGAAAGCCTCCTACATGTTTACGGCGCCGCCCTTGTTTGACTTGGGAACTAAACAGGCAAACAAGGAACTGACAGCATTTTTAGGTGATAAGTATGCCAAAACATGTAAGGACCTGTGCGCGGATGCTTCCAATGCATCCCTTGGTTGGTTGCACCTCTGGAAAGATAAGACGTCTGGTCAGTATAAATACGCAGTGGTTCCGCCAGGGGAAATTGTCCCGGTGTGGAGCAAGAACCTAGAGAAAGAGCTGAAGGGCGTGCTTCGCTGTTATCACGATATCAGCGACGAAGGCGAAGAGCTGGATGTGTATGAGTATTGGAATGATAAGGAATGCCAAGCTTATGCTGTGAGGGCTGGGGACACTGTTTACGATGGATTGACACCATATTATTCATTTACGGTGATTGATACGGCGGGGAACAGCAATCTCGTTAATAAGTTCGAGCACGACATCGGCGAAGTCCCGTTTTTCCCATTCTTTAACAACAACATCGATACAGGTGATTTAGACAACATAAAACCTTTGATAGATGTATATTGCAAGGTGTTCAGTGGATTTGTCAACGACCTTGAGGATATTCAGGAAGTTATTTTCGTGCTGACCAACTACGGTGGCGCTGATTTGGGGCAGTTCCTCCGGGAACTGAAGGACTACAAAGCAATTCAGATCGAGAATGAAGGCGGGGAGGACAAGTCAGGAGTTTCCACGCTGACCATTGAACTGCCAGTGGAGGCCCGTAAGGAGTTGCTGGCCACAACCCGGAAGTGCATCTTCGAGCAGGGCCAGGGCATTGACCCCGACCCTCAGAATTTTGGAAACAGTTCAGGCGTTGCCCTTGGCTTTCTTTATTCCCTGCTGGAACTGAAGGCCGGACTGATGGAGACAGAATTTAAGTTGGGCTTCGGTCGGTTCATCCGCTGTGTCTGCCGGGTGATGAGCATCCCAATCAAGGATGATACCATCATCCAGACATGGACCAGGACCAGTGTTAAGAATGACCTAGAAGAGGCACAGATTGCGTCCCAGAGCAAGGGGGTGATTGCAGATGAGGATATCGTGCGCAAGCATCCTTGGGTGGAGGACTTTGAGCGCAGCTGGAAGGCTTTTAAGGAGCAGGAAGAGCAGGGGGAAAAGGAGATATCCGATATGTTTCCACCGAAAGGTAGTGACGAACCGGGAGAGGATGATGAGTAATGGGCTATTGGGAGAAACGGCAGCTTGAGACTTATAAGGCCGGGGAAATGCAGGTTAACCAGTATTTTTCCAGACTTGAACGGGCCTTTAACCAGACACGGCGGGAATTGCAAAAGACGGTGGAATCTTTTTACTGGCGTTATGCAGAGGAGAACGGCCTATCCTATGCGGCCGCACAGCATAAGCTAAACGCGAAAGAACTGGGAGAATTAAAGGACTTCATCGACCTGTCCATGAAGAATATCGGAAAATACAATCAGACGGTCAATAATCTGTCCATCAAGGCACGGATTACCCGGTATCAAGCATTGGAGGCGGAGGTGGATGCCCTGCTCCGGCAGATGTACGCAGTACAGTATCAGGATGCGGCGGAGAAAATGATGCAAGAGGTGTATGCCGAGAGTTATTACCGGACCTGGTACAACATTGACCAGTACCGGGGATTTCATGCTACCTTTGCCCAGATAGATCCGCATGCGGTTGAGACTCTGCTGGAATACCCATTCAATGGCGCCGACTTTTCTAGCCGGCTGTGGAAGCAAAAAGACCATCTGCAGACCCAGCTCATGGAATCGCTCACCACCATGATGGTCCAGGGGAAGAGTCCACAGTCTCTGACAACTGACTTTGCGAAGAAGATGAACGTTAAAAAGTTTGATGCCTACCGACTTTTGCAAACAGAGAGTTCCTTTTTGATGAGTGAGGCCACTCACACCGGGTATAAAGAGGATGGTGTGGAGAAATATCAGATACTGGCTACGCTTGACAGCAAGACCTGCGGTATTTGCGGGGGGCTGGACGGGAAAATCTATTCGGTGGAGGAGGCGGTAACGGGAAAGAATATGCCGCCGTTCCACTGCTTCTGCAGGTGCACCGACGTGCCGTATTACGACGATGATGATTTGTCGGACACGACCCGCGTGGCCAGGGAACTGGAAACAGGAAAGACTTACAGTGTACCGGCGGATATGACATTTAAAGAGTGGAAAAATCAATTTATCCCAAAGGACATAGGTGACTCATCCATCAAGAAACGGACAGAATTGGAGCTTCAACGCAAGTGCGAAGAAATGAAGGACTCGGTTGAGTCCATGACTGGAAGACGGAGTAAGTGGAGCGGAAAAGCGATCGTTAACAACGCTCTGTGTGAAAAGGAACAATGTGCCGGTGAAAAATTATGGAACTGTGACATTCTTCTAAGAGATGATGTGCCGGATCATACAGTCATCCATGAACTTTTGCATTCTTGTTCGGTCAGTTATTACAGTCCTGCAGAGTATGTCCGGCACGGAAAAATCGAAGAAGGAAGTGTCGAACTGCTATCCAGGGAGATTGCCCATTCAATGCGGCTTCCGGTTGAACTTACAGCTTATAACAACGAGGTAACAGTTTTACAATCCTTAAATCAGGGCCTCGGTTTATATAAGACGGATCTAGATTTTGCATTAGACCTTTTCAACCAGCCTCTACCAAATCGTTTTAACTGGTTGATGGAAAAGGTAAATACAGGTATAATGAAAAGAGCAGATGTAACAGTTAATGACATGCAGGAACTTGCGGACTTTATGGCAATCCTGGAAGGTGGATATGATGGATGATAAAAACTGGGAAGTATTGAAAAAGGCTATGCGGGAAAGCAGGGAGTTAAGAATGCGACTATCCGAGAGCAGTGATTTGGGCGATCGGCTTTACTACCAGCTTTGTTATTCCGCTCCCCGGGACACAGAGGGCTGGATGAAACTGTATGGGCAGGTACATGAATACCTCAAAGGAGACAATCCGGAAGAAAAGAAAAGCCGACTGATGCAGTATACAGAAATGCTGGCAATGATGAAAGAAGGGCGCAAGGGAGGTTCAAAGCATGGATATTAAGGGAATAAAAGAAACGGTACCAGGGCTGTAGAGGCCTTGGTATTTTTATGTTGTTGCGACATCGCAACAGGAAGGCGCATATGATTGATATATTTTGTTCGGGTGGCACCATGTGTAGCATTCAGATGTCTTTTGACACAATGGAGCGGATCATGCGAGACGATTTTATAAAGGATGATGATTTTGTCCCCATCACATTTTATGATGGTGTCCGTGGGGCTGTTAGAAAGAGATATATCAACTTTTTTTGCGAACACGCAGAGGTTGAGTAAGACACGCGGGTATGGCCTGGGTGTTATTTTTTCGCCTTTTTGGTATCCCAGGCGGTAAAGAGGGAGACATCACCGGACACGACCGGGTAACAAGTGAAGATGAATTGAAAGGAGCAAAAGGTCATGAAGAAAGAAGAGTTAGTAGTAAAAGGATTATCGGAGGAGCAAGCGCAGATTGCTGTTGATGCATGGAATGAAGCAGTTAAGGGGTTCGTACCAAAGGAACGGTTTGACGAGGTAAATGGAAAGCTGAAAGAAGCGAATACCACAATCGAAACGCTGAAGAAGGACAACTCAGATAATGAGGAACTTCAGAAGCAGGTCAAAGAGTACAAGGAAAAGGTGACGGCCCTGGAAATGGCATCGGCAAATACTGTAAAGGAATACGCCCTTAAGGATAAGCTGAAAGAGGCAGGTGTGATTGATGCCGATTATATTATTTACAAACAGGGCGGGCTTGACAAGTTCACGTTTGACAAGGACGGGAAGCCTATCGGAATCGACGATATTGTGAAGCCCTTGAAAGAATCCGCTCCCCATCTGTTTAAGGCCGCGCCGGGACCAGACTACAGGCCTGCCGGCGGTGGAATTCCTCCGGCAAAGAACCCATTTGCAAAAGACAGCTTTAACCTGACAGAACAGGGGAAGCTGTTGAAAGAAAATCCGACACAGGCGCAGGCATTAGCCGCTGCGGCCGGAGTGACTATCAACGTATAAGAAAGGAAATAGGTGATTAAATGCCAGTAACAAGATTATCAGATGTTATCGTACCAGAGCTGTTCACGCCTTATGTAGTGAACCGGACTATGGAGTTATCCGCGCTCTTCCAGAGTGGAATTATAACAAATAATGCAGAGTTTGACCGTCTGGCCAGTGAAGCGGCGCCGATTCATCAGATGCCGTTTTTTGAGGACCTGTCTGGGGATTCTGAGGACATTATTGAGGACCAGAATCTTACAGCAAAGAAAATCAATTCCAATAAGGATGTATCTACTACTATTCGCAGAGCAAACATGTGGGCAGCTACAGACCTTTCTGCCGCGCTTGCCGGGAGCGATCCAATGGCCGCGATTGGTGATTTGGTGGCAGGGTACTGGTCCAGGGAGTATCAGAAAATTTTAATCCAGGTCCTGGCCGGTGTGTTCGGAAGTTATCAGACCACAAGCGAGCCGGCGGAGACAAAAACGCCGCTTGCGGACCATATCCTTGATATCTCTACAGCAAGTGCTGCGGCTGCGCAGAAAATTAGCGCCAGTGCTTTTATTGACGCCCTGCAGTTGCTGGGGGACGCGCAGGGACAGCTCACAGCTGTGGCTATGCACAGTGCCACGAAGGCCTATCTGAAGAAAAATAACCTGATTGACACTGAACGGGATTCTACAGATGTTGAGTTTGACACTTATCAGGGCCGAAGGGTAATCGTTGATGATGGCTGTCCGGTTGCTGATGGAGTATATACAACTTATCTGTTTGGTCAAGGCGCCATCGCCTTCGGTAACGGTTCGCCGGTTGGATTTGTTGCAACCGAGGTTGACCGTGACAAAAAGAAAGGTTCCGGCGTGGATTATCTGATTAACCGTAAGACATTTATTATGCATGCCCGCGGAATCAAATGGACTGACCTTGCCAGAGATCATGTGGAGACACCAACAAAGGCAGAATTAATGAATGCTATGAACTATGAGAGAGTATACGAACCGAAGCAGATTCGTATTGTTGCGTTCAAGCACAAAATCGGATAGGGAGGATTGTATGACGACATCGGAAATAATGGGAACAGTAAAAAATAATCTGGGAATCCAGGATGACAAAAGCGACCTTTTAATTTCCGATGTCATCCTGATGGTATGCGATTACTGCAATCTGGAGCCGGATTGTATCCCGGATATTCTGGAGCCGTTCGTCCGGAAGAAGGCGAAGGGAATCATTGATTATGAGGCGGCAGAGGGGACAGGATACAATCCGGAAATTGCCAGCATTAAGGAGGGTGACGGCGGTATCACCTGGGCACAGACGGAAGGAAATACAAAAGCCAGTATCTACGGGCTGTCTGAGAACGATAAGGCAAGTCTGAGGAGACACAGGAGGTTGAGAGGATATGCGAAACCCGTATGCAAGACTGTATGATGCTAAAATGGATGTGTACAGATGGACAGACGTTGAAATAGATGGTATCACCAAGCAGGCGAGAACAGCTGTGGCAACAGAGCGGCCCTGTCGGTACAGTTCTTCCGGTCAGGCGCCTGCCGGCGTGCCCAATCCGTCTATTGCCAACAGCCATACGCTGTTCTGCGGCTTGGAAGAAGATATCCGGGAGGGTGATCAGCTGCTGATTACTCTGCGCACTGGAAAGACTATTGAAGTTGATTTGGGAGAGTGCCATCCGTATACGTACCAGTGGCAGTGTGAGATAAAGAGGGATGATAATGCATGAGCAGTAATTATAATGCCAATAAGGCCGCCATTGACCAGTTTCGGAAGGAGATTATGGAGATGGTAGAGGATATCAAGGAAGTCGATGAACGGGTATTGAACCGGGCAGTTAATGCAGGAGTCGTCTACGCAAAAAATAATTCTCCCGTCATTACAGGCTTTTATCGTAAGAACTGGCGGTCAGCTCCGGCGGTAAAGGCGAAAGCAGGGGGCGTCACAAAGACTTTGCTGAATAATGCGGAATATGCGGGCTATGTAAATTATGGACATCGCACGGTGGATAAAGACGGAAACACAACTGGTTATGTAAAGAGCCAGACGGGGGACCATCTCCTGGAGCGAACGGTGATTTTTGTCGGGAAGCAGTTGGAAAAAGAATTTAGTAAAGAAGTAAAGGCGGTGCAGAAGCGGCATGATTGAAAAACTTTATAAAAATATTGCTGCAGGGTTGAAAAGAATTCGACCATATCCAGTATATGTTGAAGACGTGCCGCAGAATTTTAAGCAGCCGTCTTTTTTAATAACCTTTTATGAGCAGAACCCTTCCTGTGGCATTAATGGCCGGCTGAAAAACGCAGTAAATGTGGACATATCCTATTTTCCGGAATCTAAGAGAGAGGCGAATGAGGAGTGTTGGAAAGTTGGCCAGGAACTGCAGAGGGAATTTACAGTAGAAGATTTTAGAATTAAGAACAGAAACTTAAAAATTGTGGATAATGTGCTGCATTTTATGTTTGATGTGGAGTACCGGGAATATCGGAATACGCCAGATACCAAGATGCAGGCAATAGCCCAAGACACAGATATAAAGGAGGAATAGCCTATGGCAGGGACATGGGAAAGTCAGAATAAAGTACTGCCCGGAGCTTATATCAATATCCGGACGAACGAGCCATTATCCATCGCACCGGGAGACCGCGGTACAGTGGTGATTTTACAGGAAATGAGCGCCGGGGCGAACAAGAGCTTGTACACGATAACAGCAACAGAGGCAAACTGGCCGGAAAATGCAACAGCGGCAGATAAACTGCTCGCAAACGAAGTTTTGAAAAAGGCTAAGACTGTGCTTGTCTACAAGCTTCCGGCTACACATACTGCCGAAGACGTTACATCGGCCCTTGCAGACTTAAAAACGGTACAGTTCAACACACTATGCTATCCATTTGATGGAGACTCGGAAACGGCGAATAAGACGGCAATTGCAACTTGGATTAAGGCTATGCGCGACGATGAAGGTGTAAAGTGTCAGGCAGTACTTGCGAACCATACCGCGGACAGCGAGGGAATTATCAATGTCACACAGGGTATTATGATGTCAGGGGGAACGGAGCTGACAGCGGAGCAGGTAACGGCCTGGGTGGCGGGGGCGACTGCAGGAGCCAGCATTACAACATCAAATACTGGGATGGTTTATAATGGAGCAATTGATGTCAGTCCCAGGATGACCAAGTCGGAGATGGAGACGGCTGTTAAGGCAGGGAAATTCATTTTCCGGGTTGACGGCACCCAGAATGTGACGGTTGTATATGACATCAATTCCCTGACTACCATAACAACAGACAAGGGTAAGATGTTTACAAAAAACAGGGTGATTCGAACCATCGACAATATCGCAAACGACATAACCAAGATATTTGAGGCAAACTATGTAGGCAAGGTAAATAACAACGATGCAGGCCGTTCACTGCTTCGAGCGTCTCTGGTGGATTACTTCACAACCCTTCAAGGGATGGAGGCCATTCAAAACTTTGACGTGTCTGACGTGGTAATTGTCAAGGGTAACGACTCGGACGCAGTCGTGGTAACAGCAAATATCCAGCCAGTTGACAGTGTTGAGAAAATCTACATAACTGTCAATCTTTCATAAGGAGGTACAGGTATGGCAGGAAATTATACAAAAATCAGTGATTTGGTGACCGGTAGTGAGGGAAGCGCTTTTATCACGGTGGATGGACAGAACCGGTATTTCTTCGAACTGTCAAAGATTGAGGCAAACATTGAGTTCACGGTCATAGCAAAGAAGCTTCTGGGCCACAGAATGAAGCAGCATAAGACGGTCGGCGCGGAGGGTAAAGGCTCTATAACTATGTACAATGTCAGTCCGGCGGCTCTTGCGATTTATCAGGAATATATCAAAACAGGAAAAACCCCGCAAATAAGTATACAGACCACGAATGAGGAGACTAGTTCTACGGTCGGAAAACGTACCGTGGTAATGCGAAACTGTATATTGGCCAAAGCACCTGTGGCTTACCTAGAGGATGGAAGTGAGGATTTAAACACAGTGGATACGGACTTTACATTTGACGATGTGGATGAGCTGGAGAGCTACGTATTGCCTGAGAATATGAGATAACCTATTGCCCCATTTCGATTTAGTAGTTATAATAAAGATATTAATATGCATGGGGGATACAGAGTTATGGAAAAAAATAGACGATTCATCGCCTCTAAATTTTTTGCTTGCTGGGTGATAACTGCAATAGTGCTTGGTTTTGTTTTCAATAGCATTAATGAAACTGGTCAAAGTATAGGAGAGATAATTTTTTTATCCATATTTCTTGGATTCTTCATGGGAACTCTAGTTTTTATGTTCATTGTTTTTCTAACCACAAAAAGAGCGGTGAGAAAAGGTGATACAATGCCGTGTGTTGCAAAATACGTGAACCCGTACATTGTTGAATCTGAAGGAAATGAGGGTGATCTTCCCAATATAAGATACGATAATATTTTTTTACAGAAAGATGAAAAGCTAATATATGCGGTCCCAGCAGAGACATTTGTTGAGAAAGAACAGATTACTGGTTATACAGGCGGAAATGCTGGCGTAAGTATAAGAGTTGCCAAGGGCGTTTCTGTCAGGACTGGAAGTAGTAGAGGGAGAGCGGTCAGGCAGAACGTCATAAAGTTTAATGATGGTGATTATGTTGTGACTAATAGAAGAGCTGTTTTTGTATCCCGAAATGATGGTTTTGAGTATAATTTGAAAAAGATAAGTGTTGCAAAGAAAATTGCATCTGATGCTTTTATCATTTCACAAGGTGGAAAACAAAAAAACATATGCGTGGATGAAAGCCAGCTGGAGACCGCTTTTGAACTAACAAAACGTGCGATAAATGAAGCAATAAATAGTTGATACCGAATCATGGGAACGTCTGAATTCAGACGTTTCTTTTTTATTGAATATAGAAGGAGAATGTAGTGTATGAGTAGTTTAAATGCTTTTTTAAATCCTATAAAAATTGAGAATAAAGATGTTGTTATATCGGAACGGTTCCAAGAGAATGGGAAGCCGATACCATTTACCATCCGACCAATTACTCAAGGAGAAAATGAGGAGATCCTGCGCAGATATAGAAAGACTGATAAGAAGGGAAATGAGACGTTTGACCAGATAGGGTACAGCCATGATCTTGCAGCAACGGCGGTTGTGTCTCCTGACCTTGACAATGCTGAATTGCAGAAAGCATATGGGGCACTCGGTAGAGTAAAACTTCTAAAGAAGATGCTACTGATTGGTGAGTTCACCGCATTAGGTGAGGCAGTTAGAGAATTGTCAGGCCTTGACATAGGTATCAATGAAGACATCGAAGAAGCAAAAAACTTATAAAGCAGGGCGATCCAGAGCTGAACTATGCGCACTTCGCTCTGCAAAAATTACATATACGAGCAGGTGTATTGGCGGGAATCTGTGGAGCCAATGAGCCGATGGGACAGAAAGAACGGGCCTTCACTTATGCCAGCATTGATTTGAGGATAGCTGAGGAGAAGCGGGAAGTTGCAAAACTCAAAGGATAGGAGGTGAGATATGCCTACTTTAAAAGCTATGTTTAAACTTTTTGATGGCTACAGCGCAACAATAAATAAGATTGCTTCTGGTACTGATAAGGCATCCGTTGCGGTTCTTGGAGCCAGTAAAAATACGGATACCTATAATCAGTCGTTGAGAAATACAGGGGCAGTAGCCAATGTAGCCAGTTCTGGGCTGATGCGACTTGTTGGCGCAGTTATCAGCCTCGCTGTAGTAAAAAAGAGTATGGACTTGACGGATGCCTATACCAATACAAATGCACGCCTTGCCATGATTACGGACAATTTGGAGGAGCAGAAAGCTTTGCAGGAGGCGATCTTTGCAGCTGCCGACCGTTCCAGAGGCAGCTATGTAGAAATGGCTAATGCAACAGCAAAAATGAAGATGCTGGCCGGAGATGCTTTCGGGAGCAATGAAGAGGCATTAGGCTTCACAGAATTATTGCAGAAGTCTTTGAAAGTATCCGGAGCGGGGACGTCAGAACAGCAATCTGCATTTCTGCAGCTTACACAGGCCATGTCGGCAGGTAAACTGCAAGGCGATGAATTTCGGTCGGTTATGGAAAACGCGCCTATGGTGGCAAATGCAATTGCTGAGTATATGGGCAAGAGCAAGGGAGAATTGAAAGAGATGTCATCTCAAGGGCTTATTACAGCGGATATCATTAAAGGGGCCATGTTTGCAGCCGCAGATGACATTAATGGAAAGTTTGCCCAGATGCCAATGACCTTTGCAGATGTATGGCAGAAGATAAAAAACGCAGGGATGGAAGCCTTTGGAGGAGTTTTTGAAAAAGCAAATGCCATGTTGAATTCAGAGATGGGGCAGGCAGCGCTCATAAATGTGACAGGACTGATCTATATGGCTGCTGGGGCCGTCTCAGTCTTACTGGATGGTATTGGATGGGTAGCAAAGCATATGGACGTACTCGCGCCCATTGTATTGGGATTGGCGGGTGCTTGGATGGTGTACAATGCGACAGCGGGGATTGCCTGGTTGACTACTTTAAAAAATGTCGCGGCTATGGCATTAAAAGCGACAGCTGACTGGGCTGAGTATGCGGCTATTTTTATGCTGATATGGGCGCAGGAAGGATTTAACGCGGCGCTGGCGGCATGCCCAATCACATGGATTATTGGGGCAGTTATTTTGCTGGCTGCCGCATTTTACGCAGGAGTGGCAGCTATAAACCACTTTGCTGGCACATCCATAAGCGCAACAGGTTTAATAGGTGGAGCTTTTGGCGCTTTGTTAGCGGTATTGTATAACACTTTCATATTTCCGCTCTGGAATATGCTGGCCATGCTGGGCAACTTCATCGGGAATGTATTTAATAATCCGACTGGCGCCGTGAAAGTACTATTCTTCGATATGGCCAAGACCTGTGTGGATTACGTACTTAATATGGCCAAAGCGATTGAAAACATAATTAATAAGATTCCCGGCGTCACGGTTGACATCACATCTGGTCTTGAAGGTTTTAAATCTGGCCTTGAAGATAAGATAGGCACGATAAAGGATGGAAGCGGTTGGAAAGAATACATTGAACAGCCTGAAATGCTGGATATATCAACTATGGCTGCGAAAGGATATAGCAAGGGAGAAAGCTTTGAAAACAAAATATCCAATCTTTTTTCTGGCTTTGCACCGGGTGAAATAGGCGGCGGTATGGACCTTTCCCAGTTTGCGACTGCTGGAAATCCAGCAACCATAAAAGGTAAAGGAAAAGGCGGAGCTGTCAAGGTAGAGAACGAAGAAGATATCGAATGGATGCGTAAATTGGCGGAGAGGGATTACGTGGCCAGGATTGCCCAAAATACCCTAGCTCCAAACATCAAGGTGGAATTTACCGGCCCCATCACAAAGGAGGCTGATGTGGACGGCGTGACATCCTACCTGGCAGAACAGTTAAAAGAGATGATAGCGATTGCACCGGAAGGAGTACCAACATAATGGCATATTCTGTGTATTTTAAATATGGCGGTAAAAAGTATAAACTCCCGGTGAATCCGGAAGAGATTAAGAGAACAAGAAATCTGAATGTGGAGACTTACCAGGTGCTTGGCTCCGGGCAGGTCTCCATCCCGTCATATTGCGAGTTGGAGCAGTATAGCTTCGAGGCAGAGTTCCCGAGCCAGAGGTATCATTATATGGAGTCTGGCACCAAAGCAGATGCCGATTATTATGAAAAGATGTTTCGCAAGGCGCAAAAAAAATTAAAACAGATACAGTTTATCTGCTCCAATGGAGTGAACGATGACATCAGCTGCAAGGTGCTGGTGAAAAGTGTGGAGGTCATCGAAAAGGCCGGCGAAGTGGGAGATAAATACATCACCTTAACGCTGATGGAATATAAGGCACCCAGAAAACGCACCGTGGCCATCCAGACAGAGACAGCGGTTGTAGCACAGGAAGAAGCGCCCCCTGCTGAAAATCCGGTGGTTACAGAAAATAAAACCCATACGGTACAATCCGGTGACACGCTTTGGGCAATAGCAAAAAAATATTATGGAAATGGATCCCAGTATACGAAAATCGCTTCGGCCAATGGAATTGGAAACCCGAACCTGATCCATCCGGGGCAGGTTTTTACAATACCGGCATAAGGGAGGGAGAATGTGTGGAACTATTAGTGGAAACAGAAGGGATGATTTACGATCTCTCAAAATCCTGCGAGAAATTGTCCTGGTCGGATGTTTTAAACGACGGAGCGAGCAGTCTAGAATTTTCCTATATCGCCGGTGGACTGATTGTCCAGAATGGAGATGTCGTTCGCCTGACTGAAAATGACCAGGCGGATGGCATTTTTTTTGGAACTATTTTTAAAGTATCCGGGGATGAGACGGGGATTGTGACTGTCAAAGCATATGACCAGTTACGGTATGCAAAGGCAAAGGAGATTGTTGTCCTGGAAGGTGGGACTCTAAAAAATTTAGTACAGAATATGTGCGCATTTCTGACGCTGACGCCGGGCACGATGGAGGAACCCGGTTTTATTTTGAAAACCATTGCAGATGAAGATAAGACCTGGCTTGATCAAGTATACCGGGCGGTTTCTGATACGCTTATCGGTACGCAGGAGATGTACTGTGTGCGGGATGAGTATGGCACCATCTGTCTCTGGAATATGCGAAACCTGCAGCTCCCCCTCGTGCTTGGGGACAAGTCCCTTTGTACCGGCTATAGTTGGGAAAAGTCAATTGATGAGGATTTTTACAATCGCATTAAGGTAGTGTGGAAGAATGAGTCATCTGGGAAAATGGATGTGGGAGCGGCGGTGGATCAGACATCCGTGAACCGATACGGCCTTTTGCAGTATTTGGAGACCGGAAACAATATTGATAATGCGGCACAGGCACAGGAACGGGCCAACAATTTGCTGAAGCTTTACAACCATGAGAAGGAAACTTTGAAGTTGGAATGTCTGGGAGACCTTCGGGTCCGAGCTGGCAACAGTATTTTTGGAAGCATTGAGGATATCGCCCTGGAGAAACGATTGATTGTGCAGAAAGTTACACACGATTTTCTTCCGGTTCACACGATGTCATTGGAGGTGATGGCAGATGGATAAAAATGGGGCTCATGAGCTTTTCAATACAATCAAAACAATCGTGGACAACTACCTGAATAACCGAAAAGTGGCAGCTGTCATGGTAGGAGTATTTAATGGCGTGGCCATTGTGGTGAATGACCGGCTGCCGGTGCCGATGAGCATGATTCGGGGAAATATGTCCGGGAAGTTGATTCCGGGGGATAAGGTTCGGCTGCTCCGGAACGATGGGGGTGGTGAATATTATATCCTGGAAATTATAGGAAAGCCATACCAGACAGGAGGCTGATGCGATGGAATTGACAACGGACCTGGTGCTTCGGGAACAAACTTTTTCGGGAAGAACGTATCAATTATCACAAACTAAAATAGAGGGCTTTGTGGATGAACTGGAAGCACTAAAACAAACGATATACAAAATCTTATCCACAGAGCAGTATGAATATCCAATTTATAGCTTCAACTATGGGATTGCCTGGAAGGAGCTCATCGGTGAGGAACAGCCTTATATTCGGGCCGAAATGAAAAGGATGATCGAAGAGGCACTGTTACAAGATGACAGGATAAAAGAGGTTGATGGGTTCAGCTTCACATTTTCTGGCGATGCCTGCCAGTGTTCTTTTATTGTCTCCAGTATTTATGGAGATATTGAGATTGATAAGGAGGTGCCAGTGTGAGAGCAACGTATGAGGAGATCTTACAAACGATGCTTGATAAGGTGCCAGGTGATGTAGATAAGCGCGAGGGGAGCATCATTTATGACGCCTTGGCGCCGTGTGCTTTCTTCCTGGCACAGCAGAACTTTCAGCTGGATAATTTCGTGGATTTGGTTTTCCCAGATACGGCCATAGGAGAATATTTGGATAAGGCTGTTGCACCGTTTGGAGTTACACGAAAACCGGCTATTGCGGCCATCAGGAAGATGGAGACATCTGACGCGGTTGCTATCGGGTCAAGGTGGGGAATTAATAACCTGGTATATGTCACAACGGAAGAGCTAACAGCCGGTACGGAGTACAAGGTTGAATGCGAAAGCACAGGCGAAGTTGGAAATCAATACAGCGGAGCAATGCAGCCGATATCGAATGTGACAGGAGTTACAGCTGAGCTGGCTGGAATTATTGAGGCCGGAACAGATGAGGAAATGGATGAAGCTTTGAGAGCAAGACTCTACCAGAAAGTCAGACTGCCTGCAACATCCGGAAATGCATATCACTATAGATTATGGGCATTGGAGGTACCTGGTGTTGGAGATGCGAAGGTGTTCCCACTGGATGGAGGACCTGGCACAGTGACAGTGATGGTGGTAGATAATGATAAGGCGGTGGACGAGACAATAGAGGATACAGTATTGGCGCATCTGAATGCAGTGAAGCCAATTGGAGCATCCGTCACTGTAGGCAGTCCGACTGTAACGGCGATCAATGTAGCTGCACAGGTACTGCTGGATGGCAGCCGCACGATAGCCGCCGTACTGGCGGATTATAAGCAAGTGTTGAACGATTATCTGCGCGGGCTCGTTTTTTCGGATTACCGGGTGAGTTTCGCGCGAGTTGGCAGCATCCTCCTGTCCGTCGAAGGAGTGCAGGACTATGATGGACTGATGCTGAATAACACATCAGGAAATGTAATCATCGGAGAAAAGGCTATTCCTGTGCTGGGAATCATCACTTTGACGGAGGTGAGTGTGCTTGGAGCTGATTAGATTATTGCCGGACATATACGATAATAATGAGACGATGCAACTGCTGCAGGGGATTCTGTCGCAGGAGGTAACTACTCTGGATGCTGGAATGTATCATACGATTGACCAGTGTTATGTCGGGAGTTCTTCGGAAGATGGTACACTTTCAAGATATGAGAGGCTCTTAGGAATTTCCCCGGATACATCAAAGTCAGAACGATATCGAAAGGAGCGCATCAAAGCGAAGATATTCGGAGCGGGAACAACAACAGCCTCACTTATCCATCACATTGCGGAAAGCTATACCAATGCAGCAGTAGAATTGACGGAGCAATTTGCAGATTACACTGTGACAGTAAAATTTGTAGGCACGTCTGGAATACCTGGGAATATTGCGGATATCAAGGAATCTATCGAAGAGGCAATCCCAGCTCATCTTAAAGTTTTGTATGAATACATCTTTAATACTTACGGTAGCGTCGGTACGTTTACCCATGCTGAGCTGGCAGCTTACAGCCACTATAAAATCCGGAACGGACATCTAAAGAACCGCATCCAAGAGCTACAGCGATATCAATATGTAGAACTGAGTCAGCTGACGCATTTTCAAATATCGAAAGGAGAATTACCGAACAATGGCAACTAATACAACAAACTATAGCTTTAAAAAACCAGATGAAAGTGATTTTTACGATGTGCAGGACCAGAATGGGAACTGGGATATGGCAGATGAAGCGTTGAAAAGCCTGGATACGCCTACTTTTGAGGACTATACCGGTAGTACACCAGTCCCGGCGGCAAACACGGCGATTGATGGAATAAAGAGTAAAACGAAGTTATCCGCACTGATGAGTAATATAAAAGCAGCCTTTAAAGGGGCTTGCTTGATAGGACATATCGTCAATAACTGCGTGACGAACAATCCGAACTTGCCTTTAAGCGCCGCTCAGGGAAAAGTTTTGATGGATCTGTATACTCGGTTAAATGGCGAGATAAAAATCTCATACAGAAGCTCAGAAGTAACGACTGAGTGGCTCATAAAAAATCCAGTGAGCATAGGAATCCTAACAAAAGCTGTTCCAGGATTTGATTTCCCCTTGGAATATACATGGCTTTTTATCGCAATTTCCGACGGTTGGGGGGCCGGTATGCTGGTGTTTCCTTACGGCCAGGCAGGTAGTAATCTTGTTATTGGCCAGTACGACAAAGCATCCCTTAAGTGGAGATGGACAATTAAGTAACAGCCTTCTTCTCTCCTAATAAAATGGCGAGATGTTTACAAATAATTGTAGGATAATCAATTCTGCACCAGAAGGCTCACGGGCCTTTATTTTTACAGTATCTTCCGGCTTCAACATCACAAGTTCTCTTCAGATTACAACATATTCTAAAGGTATCTATATTCCGTACGGAAAAGATGCACTAATGCTTGCGGCCGATTACACAAGATCCCTTTTCGTAGCATTTAGAAATAAAGAAATTTGGGAAGCAAGAACCCTCTAAATAGCAATGCAAAATGGCGATCTGTATAAATGGCTAAACGTGACACGCTTGGATACGGGTAACGAT